GTCTAACGGGTCAAAGTCAGGCCCAGAATAATTGGGGTCTGCCTGAGGAGCAAAGAATCGTATTTTTCTTTGTGGACCTCGGACCGCGCCACCCGGGAACTGATCTTGATGGTTGTGCCTAGGGCATTCTGTTCCTTCATATAGAATGGCACAAGGTTTTGAATCTAAGCACGTAGAAGTTCTACACCATGGCCCATTATCTATTCTGTTTACTTGTAATTCAGTATCAACGCCATGGAGTTGAACAGAGTTTGTTTGTCCAGCATACTCCAAGACTCCGTTGGAATTAGTTTTATAATAATTAACAGTAAACGGACTTTTGGGGTTTGTGTTATTTTTTATATCTTGTAGATATTTATCTAAAGCAGCCTGCTGCCCAGCATAGCCGTAAGTAGTTTGTAAAAAGCTTTTTATAGACCCTTCGTAAAACTCAGGGACATCCATTAAAATTCCTTGCTGATAATCAGTGGGAGAAAAATTAGAATCACCCAAAGTGGTGTCCATTACTTTCTCAGTTTTTAAATAAGTTCTTTGCTCGTGATCTCTGCACTGAGGATTTTCTGAATCTTCGTAACACTTAGTAGCATAAGGCCTAATGAGAGTAGGATCGTTAGGATTATAGGGTAGTTGGGTGCAGTAAGTTCCATCTACCCCAGTTTCCCCCCATTCCCAACAGTTAAATTTTGGTTCGATTGTCTTGCGGCTCGACACAGGGTTCGGCAATGTATAAGTATCACAATTATGTGGGTATCCGAAAGGTCCACAAGAATTTTGCGGAGGGGTTGTTGCTGCCGCTTCATCAAAGACGGGCCCTGCTGCATACGTCGGGTAAGAAGTTTTTCCATCCCATTTTTTTATGGGTCCTAATTGAGGATTAACGTTTGTGACACACGTGTAATCGTCCAGTTTAATCGCTGCGTCCCGAAACCAATTTACCCCAGCAGGCTGGTTGTCAATCCATTGTCTTGGCCATTGGGTTATAAATTGGTCTAGGCTTGGACCTCTAAATTCAATCTGTGTTTGAGTATGGCACTCTTCCCCAACATAAATTTCAGTAAAATTACTAAGGCAAATATTTCTCTCTGTTCTCCCACAGTAAATGTTTTTTAAATCATGATCTTCTTCTGCGTTTACGAATTTTAAGTAGCAAGCGTCTGCGTTAACATCTTCATCAGGTTTAAAAAATAATTGATAAGAGTTTTTATAGCCGTGGGTAAGTCTCGATAAAAGCAAATAATGACCGAAAGAGGGGGCTACGCTTGGCAACGCGGCCGAAGAAGGATCGGTTGCATCAATAAATTTATGCTCCTCTGTTAAAGTTTTATATGGGGAAGAAGTCTGCCAAGACACTAGCGGGTTCCAATACCAATGAGAGTTAGGCAGTCCGAGCCTCAAGGCAGTGGAAGAAGACCAATTAGTACTAGGGATAGATGAGGGTACGGTAAAATCAAAAGGCCACAGAGCATTTTTTGCCTTCTGGAGGGGGTGTAAAACAGATCTTACATCATTAGAATGTATCGACGTGCCATAATAAAGCTCTGACGAAGTATAACCAAATTCTTTTACGCTAGGATTGGATTTATGATAGGTGTATGGGTGGCTAGTTAAACAAGACGGGTACGTTTTATCTCCCGCGAAATTATACCCGAAGTATGTTCCAGAATTTGGGTAATAGGGTTTCTCCCCTTGCCTTAAAGGGGCAAGAGTTTTTACTACATAAAGCCCCGGAGCAAGTTGAGTTCTCCAACTAGTGTCCCCACTAAAATGTACAGTTGCTCCAAGGTAGGGTAAATTTTGGAAGCCAAAATTCATCTACATTTTAACCTAACGCCGATGAATTATAAGAAAACTATAAGAATATTTAAAGTTTTTTTACCTCTTCCGGAACTAATACATAAATCTTGCTTATTTTAGTGTTTTTTCCGAAATAATTTGATATCTGAGCAGTACTATAGAGTGGGTAACATATCCAATGAGCTTCTTTTTTAAAGAGGCAGCCCCACACAAGCACAACCCCTACATTACCACCGCTGTTCAAATCTTCTATTTTATCTAGCTCTTTTACCTTGTATCCATATTTTTTGGCCGCCTTTTTTATCTCTGATGGGCTGGTAATTTCTACGGCTTGGTGGTGGAAAATCGACCCAATTGACCTAAGCTTATTTCCCGAGTCTTGAATTGTTCTACTTATCTCTGTTCTGGTTTTTGGGTCGCCTAAATTTTCCAAAGCTCTCTCTAAAGACTTCGGACCACAAGAGTTATAATGTAATGTATAATAGCCAAGAGAGTCCTTCTTAGCGTAGTTTTTATGAAACACGCCGCACCCACTGAGAGCTAGGAAAGACAGGCAAAATAAGAATATTCCTATTTTAAACTTCACCGTTCAATATAATGTTTGACAATTCTGTTTCCAATTTTTGCTAAAATTATGAATTGATGCTTCCCATGCATTTGGTTGTAGAACCTTACTCTCTCATATGTAAATGGAGATTTTTTTATCATAACAAACTCATTACTAATCCAACAACTAAGCCGAGTGAACTACCTATCAACACGGCGTAAAAAATTCTTTTGGCTAGAGCTTTAAAATCAAACGTTGGGGGTAATCCGCATTGCATAACCTTTACTTTCGGTTTCCACATGGGTTCATCTACTTTTTTCTCTGGAAACTCAGAACCACTAACAAGCCACCAGTGCCCTCGTTTATCTTGTATAGCCCATCTGGTGTCTTTCTCGTGCGACCACCAGTGATTATTATTCTTGTCATACTTGCGTATGTTACTCATGCTGCCCTCCAACAGTTAAATTAAATTGCTAGTCTTGGATCTCTTTTCGGTTCGGGTGGGGGTACAGGAATAATTCCAGCTTTTTGTAATTCTAAAACAAGCTGTTGAATAACTTTTCTTTGCATTTCAATAATCATACCCGCTTGATTTAATTCTTGCCCAAGCTTTTGATTGACTCCCCTTAGCCCGTCGTTTATTTCTGCTTGAAAATCAATAACTTCTTGGTGCTCTTGCATGGCTATTTCGAACTCGTTTACAAGGACCATAGTTTCTTTTTCCATTTCCTTAACTTGTTTCGCGTGATTAAGTTCAGAAAAGAAAAGAAGCATGCAGAAAACTAAAGAAACAACTGCCGCTGTATAAACACAATTAACGTGTTTAAGTGTGAAATTCCAAAGAGAGTTGGATAAATTTTTGACTTTCCCCCAAAGTGTAAGTCCCATTTGTTTTGCTTTTCCTAGGTACTTCTTCATAAACCTAGTTACACCTTTTTTAAAGGGGGTGATATTTAAACTTGGGCGCAGAACCCTCGCCTTAAAACCATTTCTAGTCTTTTTGGGCAGGGGGATATGCTTTTTTGCTTGTTTCTTTTAAGTAGCTTATCTCGATTTTTGCAGTCATAAGATTTAGCCATATTCCTTGGGTCTTTAATAATGTATTTAGAATTATTGAATGAAGAACTTTCAACAAAATTGTTTTCATACAGTTGTTCTTCAAATATATGCAAAAAATTTAAATTTAAACTTTGGAAGCTTTCGGTTTGACCCCTCATCCATAACTCCCTATGAAAGCCCATGTTTCCCGCCATAGTTTTGATAGCTATGTCCGGAAAACATGTATAATTCCAGCCATTTGAAAGCTCTATAATTTGCGCGCCGCTTTTACAAAAAATTAAATTAGCCAGCTGGGCTCCGTGCGGAGAAACAATCATGCTTGCGTTATAAAATATTGCAGCTTGTTCTAGGACTGAATAATCTTCCATATAAAGTTTTTCGAACCCAGAAGATAATACTATTTCCTCCGCAGTCTTGGATACTGATCTTGACCCTTTTCTTGCTGCGTAAATCTTTTTGCCCACGGGAGGGCAATGCCTACCTAAATCTAAACCCAAACAAAAATCTCTTATGTTTTTGATATTCTGGTCGGGATGACTAACGCTCCCACGATTACCTACGTAATTTTGAAAATCTATGGAACTATTAATTTTATAAATAGTATTTTTTTCAATAGGTAAAACCCTGTCTTTAACCCCTACTAGCTCTAAATATTCATTAATATATTTTATTCTCAGATCTTGCTCGTCAAAATATTTAAACTTAAGTGATCCATTAGAAGATCTAGCAGAGTAAAAAGCTATCTTACAATCTTTGCCTTCCACTTCCTCCAGAGCGTTAAGGATGTTCGGCATGGCTTCTGTTAGCCAATGGCTATAATTTAAATAGTTATTGGAAACCGTGGTGTGTATTAATAATAATTTATTTATTTTTTCAACGGGAGAACCCTCGGGCAAATCTTTATTTATGACAAAACTTGAAGATCTTTTTACATTAAAAAATAATTCCTTATAAGCTATTTTATGATTCCTGCATAGATGATTAGGAGTCTTAAGGCTGCTCACGGTTTTCGTATGTATGTCTACCGTATGCCACTGCATCTTTTCCCTTACGTGAAAAAACATAGTTTCTGCTCCAAAACCGCAGAAGACCTTTTGTCCCGGATAATCTGTTAAATAACTTTCCACGATCATTTTACCCTTCTCCCAATGAGCAGGTGTCCTATTTTTTCCATACCTTTGCAGGTCTAATTTAGCCCCGCCACATTGATGCCGACTAAAAATTTTTAAGCTTGGGATTCTTTCATTTATTATCTCATAGTCTACCTCGTCTAAGCCTTCGTATTTTTCCGTTACGATTAAATCGTTATAGTTTTCTTTTAGATTTTTGTAGATACCTTTAAGACTCTCTTCGTTTTTATATATAGAGAATACGCCACACAGATATCTCTTGTCTGCGGAAACGACATCATTCTCCTCTAGAATCTCGTTAGGTATAAATTTTCTTATATCCCCCCAGATGATATCTAAATCACAGTGTCCCCAAAAATCATACCCTTCAAGATATTCTTCAAAAATTTTGCCATACGCAGGTTTAAAATCACACAGCTTATAGGGCTTTCTCATGTTTATATCTAGCTCCATTTTTTTGCTGGCTAGCTCATTAAACTTTTTCAAGTTGAAGTTTATAAACTTTATATTTTTTTCCTCATGAGTCTCCTCTCTATCTGTGAAAATTATCCAGTTTATATCTTTATTATAATTCGCGCTCTCCTTGAAGAGGGAGAAATAATAAGGGAGGTCCCCGAAGTAAACAGAAACTAAAGCTATGGATTTCATGACTGTCTTGCCTTCACGATTTCCATCACCTCCATTTTCCTAGGCAAAGTTCTTACGAAGTTTGCATGATGAAGGTAGAGATTTTTAGGTATATATTCATGCGTGACGGCTCCCCACTCATGCCCGCCAGTAACCATTCCCGTGTTAAAATATTTTTTATTTAAGCTAGACCAATTAACCATCCCTTTATTTATATTTAGGCATATTTGGTCCGCAACGTCATCATTACTAACATCTATACAATTCTGCATAGATTCAAAAAGTGAGATTATTTTTTTACTACATTTAAAGATAAAAAAGCCGGAACACAAACTGTGCCCCTTCTCCACTAGCCATTGCCTGCTTGCGGATTGCTGAGCTACTAGATCATAGTTTTTTGCTTTCTTAAGAATATTACTTTTAAAGTTCCTGAAGAACTGTATATCTACATCGCTGAAGATTAAGTAGTCTCCATAATTTTTAATGGCTTCATTTTTATAGAATTCTATTTTATTAATTTGGGTTCTTGCCCACCCGTGCGTATGATAGATACCACGACTAACGTATTGATCTCGTTGCTCGCTCACCCCTAGAGTAAAGTCTTTGTTTTTATTTATAGTATCGAAAGAGGGGAGAAAGTATTTATTAAAAATTTCCTCGTGAGATGGGGTGTAGAATGCTAAAATTTTAAGTGTGGATTTCATTCTGCGCGTTTATAAAATAGGTGTCAAAACCTTTCCTATTTATATTAGCAGTAAATCCAAAATTTTCAACCATATGTTGGGTAAAACCTTTGTTCAGCCAGAGATATTTCTTGTCATGCTCTACCCCAAATTTTTTCTCTAAACACTCGACCGCAATTGTCCTGTTGTATCTTGAAGAGGGATTCTTAGTGTTTGTGTATGCTTTTGTATCAAAATGCCTTACGTGATAGATGCAATTATCAAGTCTTATCGGTGTGTTTTCGGGCTGGCTAGACTTCATAAAATGTGGATAGGTCAAATCCCAAAGCTCTGCCCCTAAAAGGAAATCTGGAATTTCAGATCTATTTTTAACCCACCAAGCTTTAGAAAAGCATATCAAATCCACATTGATTCCGAACGGGGGGATAACCATAAGATCTCGCTCGGTAAATTTTTTTAAAACTTTTTCGCCATTTATAGTTTCGAAAGCTTGTTGAAAGCTTATGTCTTTTCTCTGAGCGAAGAAAGCTTCACTATGTTCTAGAATTTTTTTAGCTCTTTCTATAAAGTCCGTGCATACAAATATATCTAAATTAGAAAGAATCATATAATCATTCTTTTTCATTGTTGAAAATCTGTAATTGATTATATCTTTTATGAAGATTAATTTTCTTTCCGTGTCGCCGAGCTCTGTTTCTGAATTCCTAGAAAAAGCGGATTCATGTATGTGGTTTTTTCTTACCTTGATATTATCCCACGATTTTAGCGCTGCAGAATATATTTCTGCTCGCTGCTTGTTCTTGCTGGCAAACAAGCAGGTTGTGTGATAGAAAGCCATGCGTTATTTAATGCCAATTCTTCTCTTAATCCTATCTATTTCATAACGGTCTCTGTCGTCTAAATTTTGCCTAAGGATATCGTCTATCTTATGGTTTTGTCTAACAGCTTCTACCCCGCGAACCATTCTAGATAGTGTCCCAGTAGAACCCCACATTGGGAAGAATATAGGGATAAGTTTGATAACGATATTGACGACAACTAAGAAGACAATTATGCCAACAAGCCAATATACCCAACCGACAAGATCATCCCATTTCTGTGCGAGCCTAGAATTCTCTCTGCCTATGGCGAGGAGCCTATTCTCTGCGTCTTGGAGTTTGCCTTCAGAAGTTTCAAGTTGAGATTGAATCGAAGAAAGCTCTCTATCTTTTTTGCTTAACGCCTCCTGTCCTTCTTTTCTGGTTTCTTCATTTTCAGAAAGAAGATCTTCTATGATTTGCTCCATATCGAGGGCGTCATCTATAGGGGGCGGCGGTAAAGATAGTTGGGTTCTATCATTCATTTTCTCCGCCACATTCAGGGGGTCTTGTACAGACTTCTTTTCTTCTTCGTCAGATATTCCTGCAGCGGCCTGCTGGGCTTTTTCTATAGCCTTGTCTGTCCCGTGAGCGTAAGCTGCTGCCGCTTCGACCTCGGCGTCTTTAAGATTTTGGGTGTTATCTTTATTTTCTTTGACCGAGTTTTCCGCTCGCTGCCACTGGCTCCAAGGGCTAACACAGCTAACGGAGAAAATTAAAATTGATGCCAATAATGCTTTTATTTTCATAATTATTATAATCTTATTTATGAGTAAATACAAAAAAAAACGAGCGTAACCACAGTTACACTCGCTTCAGTCACAAAGCTGCAGATTAATTATTCAAAGACTTCAATAAGACTTCGACGGCACCATCCACAGTTCTATGCTCTTGGTAGGTCAGTCTAGAATTTCTAGCGATTCCCACCAATAGATTAAGGGCATCCTCAACAGACATCTGCTTTTGTTCTCCGTCAGCATCACTCTGAACCTCTTCTTGGGGTGTTTCAGTTACTTCTTGATTTTCGGTATTTTCGTCACTCATATACGATATAATAGCACTGTCTTAGTTATTTTCAAGATTATTTTTCAAATTTTCTACTTCCTCCTTGAGGGTCTCTATGGCCTTATTTTGCTCCTTTATAGCCTCTACTAAAATGGGTAGCATTTTAATCAAATTGATAGCTTTGTGCCCGTCCACCTTCGCTACTAAATTTGGACATACTTCCTCCACTTCTTGAGCAATAAAACCAACCTGTCCGGTGGTGCCTGCGGTATCGTATCGTGTATGTTCTGGGTCGTTTTGCTTTGCGTCCTTTCTCCAGTTAAAGGTTACCCCGCGAAGATTATTAACGATACTTAAGCCTGCCCCTTCTGAAATAGTTTCGACTTCTTCTTTAAGGTCTCTGTCAGAAATGTAATATGTGTCTCCAGCAAATCCAGAGTCACCGTTTACATAAAACCTCATTTTTTTGTCTGCCGTGGCCGTGTCTCGCATTTCAATGTTCTCATACTCCACAATAAGGCTGCCGCTCTCATTTATACCAAAGATGCTGTTTGTTCCCAATATTTGATCGCTAGCAGTTGTGACCGGCAAAGAAGTTTTTCCATTCCCGATGACTATACCGCTCGTGTCGGGTTTGCTATTGTCTGGATTTATAGCGAGAATTCCATCTGACAATATACCCTTGCCGACAATCAAGTTTCCTTCAACGCCGGCGTTTCTCAAGCATATTAATCCAAATTCCCACAAGCCTGCGGAAATTTCATTTCCCTCTCCATCCCGCTCTGGTATGCAAGAACCACTAGCATTGTCGGGATCGCATTTATATTTCGGAGCGTTTCTATCATAATAATGCAGCCAATCGCAACAAGGGTTAGATGCATCACCAAAGTCGTCATTCATTTTCTGGTTCTTGTCATCCACCGTACCGCAAACCATATATGGAGTTGCTATGCCGCAGCTTTTCTGACTGTATAAAGAATTGCTTGTTCCCGTGCCCTGAACCCATAGATTGAATTCGCCCCCCGGCATTGTTAGCCCGCCCTGAGCTTGCTCGGCTGTCGTGAACATAAATGATGAACTTGCAATTCCTCCGCCAAAAATCATATGAGCATAAGGATCAGCATTCCACGTCGGCCCCACAAAAATGCCCCAATGCTGCTGCATAGCTTCGCTTGAGGTGTTAAGACCCGAGTATGTGGCATAACTGTGAATCCCTAATTCTCCCAATTGAGCAACTTTCGTTCGGCTTCTACCGGTGCCGTCATCTTGAAAAAGGTTAGAGAATGAATTAGTCCAATTCCCTCGTCCATACGGCTTAACAGCCACCCCGCCCTCAAAAACTGCAGAGACTCGAGTAAAATTCCACCGATCTGCGTGGGCGTCGTAATTATAAACAAAAGGATTGGAACTGGTCCCGTTACCCGTGACCCAAACCAAGGGGTTACGCGCACCGGTGTTAAAAATAAGTTCGCCATAGGCATTTGTTTTTAAGATCTTGCTTACGCCTGCAACGGTTGAAGCAGTTTGCCCAGTAGAGCCGTCCCAGCTTTTATCTGTATTAGCGATGTAAGCTGGCGTTGCCCAAGTTCCATCCCCACGCAAAAACTTGGTACTGTCATTGCCATGGGCAGGAACGTATCCAGCGGTACTTGTTCCTAGAGCATTCCAAGTATCCGTGTTAGTGGTATAAGCTGGCGTTGCCCAAGTTCCATCCCCACGCAAGAACTTGGCTGTATCGTTGGGGTGCTTGGTTACGTATCCGTCTGCCGAAGCTGATAAGGCTATCCAAGTGTTAGTGTTGGTAGTATAAGCTGGCACCTCCCACGACCCATCAGCCTTAAGAAACTTTCCTCCATGTGCACTTGGTAATTGGGGCGCTAATCCATTTTGAGAAGAGTTAAGAGCGGGCACGCTCGTCAATAAACCCCAAGGCACGGAGCAAGCGCTGAGAGCCCCATCATTATGAACAATGAGTTTGTCATTGCCGCTCGTATCGCGCACTTTTAATAAAGGTCCATTAGTAGATGAATCATGTCCTTGTAGAATTATTTCTTTTTCATCAACAAAATAAAGTCTTTGTTTATCATCTGAAGATTTGAACCAAGCAGCTTTTTCGAATCGAACATAGTTGTCCAATACTCCACCCGCAGTTAAGATCGTACTATCTGTTGTGCCTACTCGCTGGCCTAATCCTCCTTCTAGTTGTAGGGCGATTCCCGTAAGGGCGCCCGGGTCTCCAGTACCTATCCCAACAATCCCGGCGTTATAATAAATTCTTGCCCCAGTCCCAACCTCCTGCCAGATCGTGGTTCCTCCACCCGTACTGATATCGGTAGCTGAACTATCATAAAAAATTGAGCCCCCAACGAGATTAATATTTCCATGAACTTCCAGACGGGCGCTGGACATAGATAATGTATCGCTTCCGATAACTACTCTTCCGGGGCCATTATGATCATCCGAATCGTCACCTGTGCCGCCAACCACCTGTTTTAAAATTGTCACCGCAGGCTTGTGAGTAGCATTGTTGCTGCTCCAGAACTTCATGCTTCTACCACCGAAGGAAAGAACGTCATAAGCATGATCTATTCCGCCCCACGAAGCGGAAGGGTAACTTCCCGCGCCAAAATTTGAAGTACTTCCTTTATCACCAAGCCAAAGTGTCCCATCATTTAATTGGGCATATGCAACCCCAGCCCCCGAAGTACGAAGGTAAGCCGCGTAGACGCTTCCACCCGCAGAAAGATTGGTGTTGGTATGAATGTTGCCAACCGCGGTCAGGGCGCCACCCGCAGTTAATGTTATTTTGTCTCCGCCATTATAAAAACGTAAATCGGTAGAGCTCGATGGTATATACTGAATCCAATTAGTGTTGTACTCCGTTTGTAAAACGCCATCTACTAAATCTGCGCGAGTTCTATTAAATTCTAGGCCTACTTGGTGATTGGATTTTACTAAATTTTTGATGTAAGTATTCCCACCGTCTCCATGTATTGTAAGGGGGTGGTCTGGCGCGGTTGACCCCGTGCCTATGCCGACTTTACCACCTTTCAGTCTCATTACTTCGGCGTTGTCTGCTCCAAATCTTAAAGCACCAGATTGGTTCATCAGGAGTTGAGCTCCAGCGAAATTAGCATAAATAGTATTTTGAGCAAAAAAGTATTCAGTAGTACTAACCTTTAATCTAGCCGCGTAAATATCATTGCCCCCGCCCGATGCGACAACCCTTAGTCTTGCGTTCTGGCTGCCGTCATCATTTATGCCAACATTTCCAGTAAGGCCATTAATAGTAAATTTAGAATCAGATAACTTTACGCTGCCATTGTCATTAACAGTATCAACTAAAATATGAAAATTTTGTCGTGCAGCAGAATCGGCTAAACCTTCTGCGACTAAGCCTATCTTTCTGTAGAGCGCGTTATCTTCTCTATAACCTAGGGTTATACCCATCATTTTTGAGCCAACGTTTGCTTGACTTCCGAAATGAACAGCCGAATCGCCATCTAACGGATCTGTAGCGTTTGCGGTTTGAGAAAGACCAACATCTAATTTGGCAATTGGCCCAGTTGATGGCGTGCCTATGCCGAGGCTAGTGTCGGTAATGTTGACCGGAACCTCCCCACCCCCGCCCAGTCTTAAAACGTCCGTACTATGATCGTACAGCACCCTGCCCATGTACTGATCTTGTCCATCTGTCGAATCACCGAAAGCTAAAGCAGATTGCCCACTGGTAGTATCAACAATTGTAATGCCGCCCTCGTCACCAGCGTTTACCACGAGGTCGTTGTAGTAATAGTCTTCTGGGCCTGCTGTTTTTATGCCAACTTTTCCATCTGTCGTCACAGACACCCTTGGGTTTGTCGCTAGGTCCACGCCGTTGGCGATTACGAAATTATCGTTAACGCTATTATCGACACCAATAGTCCAATCTGTAGCTGCTATATTGAATGTTATGTTCGGGTCGCCAGAGCCAGCGCCCCCAATAAGCAAGGTCGTAAGAGTGCTGTCGTTTGGGCCATATACGGTTAACGGGGCGGTTAGCGCGGTTGACCCCGTGCCTATGCCAACTTTTCCATCTGCTGAGATTCGCATATGCGAAGTAAGCGTACCATTTTTTCTCGTGGAGAAAGTTAGGTCAGCAGTTCTTTTAGCTTCTGTAGAAAAATCCTCTATAGCTATCGACTGTATTAACGCACCAACAACATTATTTGCAGGGGCAAAATATAAATTTGCTGTGTTATTAGCTGTAGCCTTTGTATTGGTTATATAAACGTTTGTTGCTGTCGCGTGTGAGCTTCTTAAAAAGACCGCGTCTGGATCTGCACTTATTACATCTAAAGATGCCGCTGGACCACTTGACCCCGTGCCTATGCCAACTTTTCCATCCTGTCTAAGAGCTAAAACACTAATAGTTCCTGCGGCAGAATAGAAACTCAAATCGTTTGTCTCGTTAGCAGTTTGGTCGTGAAGTATTCGCCATTTTTCTGCGCCAGTACTGTCTTGCCAGTAGATTCCCATCTTATTGCTGTCGGCGTCTGTGCTTTTAAACAGAAGTCCGTGCCCTCCAGCGGGAGCATTTATGTGGGCACTACCTCCCGTTACATCTAGCTTAGCCGAGGGCGCGGTTGACCCCGTGCCTATGCCAACTTTTTCATTTACCACAAGGTCTCCCGTTAAAAACTTAAACTCTGATGCCGCAAATTGAAGCGGCATATTAGCATCCCTTGCATCATTTAAAGCCGAAAATCTTAAATTACCAGATACTTCTTCAAATTCATAATTGTGGTCAGTGCTTGTCTTAATATGTAATTTTGTTGATGCTGCGATTTCCGACACGCCTATTCCAACATTTCCATCGTCATCAAAAGTGACTTTGGTTGAATCGCTTGAATTACGAAACTGTAAACCCAACGAATCATTTGCTCGAATTTGGTATAATTGAGTGCTTGCGTCTGACCTAAATGAAATATTCGGAACTTTACTTCCACCAGTCGGATCACTATCAATAATATGAATACCACAATCAGCATCACCATCATCAGAATCACCTTGCACTACAAGCTTGGCTCCCACAGTTACCCCCGTGCCTATGCCAACTTTGTGTGTGCCGCTTCCCCCCGCGTGGGTCACTAGCGAATTTTCTATTATATCCCAACCAACATAATTAGCGGGAGTAGTAGAGTCAGATATATAGAGGCCTTGTTTTAGTCTAATAAAGCCATCGAACTGAGCGACAGCGGCAGAAGTCATAACTTCGCCGCCAACAAAGAGTTTGCCCGTGCTGGTGCCGAATGAAGTCGTGCCTACGCCAAGTCTACCATTAGTATCCCAAATGCCAACGTCAAGATTATTAACTAAGAACTTAATACTAGTATTTGTAATTGAACCTAGATGTACATAGGTATCATCAGCAGAAATTCTAAATTTGAGATTATTTGTTGTATCTTCAACAACTAACTGAGGCGACGTTGCATCCGCTATATGCAATTTGTAGTTTGGCCCACCTGACCCCGTGCCTACGCCAACTTTCCCATCAATTTCGACATCACCAGCGGGCGACAGAACTATATTACCCGTGCCTGTGGTTAAAAGCTCTAAATCTCCATTGGTTGAATGATTCTTTATGGTTGCTTTTACGCCATCTAACTGAAATCTGAACTGACCACTCGAAGAAGTGTCTTTTAAATTAATTGCTGGCGTTCCGTGCCATACTTCAAACGGGTGGGAAAGAGCATTTGCCACACTGCCTACGCCAACTTTTCCATCTGGATGAAGGGATAATACTTCAGTAGTCGGGCTATCATCACTTATAAACCTCAGTCTATCATTAGCAATAATGGTAAATTCGCCTTGACTGTTTTTTAATTTTAAGCCAGCGTTACCAGTGCTGGTATTTTCGACAAAGAAATAAGTATTGTTAGTGTTTTCGCTATTATAAAGTTTGATTGTGTCGTGGTTAACGTCTAGCCTTCCGCTAAATTTTCCCGCGCCATCGACATCCAATTTTACAGACGGACTTTCTACGCCTATTCCTACTGAGTGAAGGAATACTGCTGGGTTTAAATCTCTTAGTCTGATTCTGGCCATTAATAAACTCCAGTTGCAGAACTGCTGAATGATTCTGCCGTAACGCTAATATTTCTCCACTCATAACCATCAAAGGTCTGATGAAAATCGATATCTAATCCTCCATATGTTCCTACCGAGGTTCCAAAATTTACAACAAGCACACAATAGCCATCGCTTGACACATATGGGCTTACTCCTGCATCCCAAGTTCCATTATTCAGAATTTCAAGATTGGTATATCCTCCAGACCAATTGTGAAACATGACCCAGCTATCCGCAATTCGACCAGTTCCCGCTCCGGCGCCGGCGGTATATCTGTATCCGGCCATATGAATACCACCCATAATATATTCATTGTTTCCATGTGGTGAACCACCGCCCCATAAATCTGTTTTAATGTGTAGGTATTGAGCGGTTGAAGTGTCCTGCTTACAAACTCTATGCCAGCCGTACTCTACCCTCCCAGCTTTAGTAGTGCCCGTAGTTGTTGTGGAGGGTGAGAGATTGTGGTTACCAACACGAACACCACCTAAAAAAGTCGTTTTTCCATCGGTTGGGTCTAAGCTAATTCGGGTATTAGTTCCGACCACTTGACCGTTTGCTATAACTAGCGGCTTATTTTCTGCGGAGTCATCAATACCTACAAGATAGTGCTGATTACCGGTCTCGTTGGTCAGCACCAGCGCTGGGTCGGTTAATTTAGAAAGATGAACTAAGCCTTGAGGGTTTGAAGTGCCAACGCCGACATTATTTAAAAATACCGCTGGATCTAAATCTCTTAATCTTATAGCCATAACCTTTTTCCTTATTTCTTTTTACACTAATAATTTGGGAAGGTAGCGAAACCTAAATCGGTATCTACCCCGCCTACCACTTCGTATATATCTTTCTCGCCGCCCCCAACTGAATCCCCCTTCTCATAAAGCTGGGCCGTGACAGAAACTAGTTGCCCGCTTATAAATAAGCCTCGCTTGATACTATCTATATCTATATCGCTAGTCAGGGAAAGACTTGCTGTTTTCTCTGATCCAATTTGAGAACTATAGCTTACATCATCAATTTTAGCGTAAGCCAGAGTATAACCCAAACCCTCCAAGCCATCTTTCGTTTTAAAACTTACCCTTACATTGTAATCTTCATCTCTATTTAAATCGTCTAAAAAGCTACCGCTTAAAGTTTCCTTCACCGTGAAGTCAAGATTCATATTTACGGTAGAAGGGGGTACGATAGGTCTATCGGCGTATACTTTATTACCTATATAGGAAACGTTTTCTCTGTTTAAATTTATTTTTACGCTGCACCCCTTGAGTACGTCCGTATGAAAAAGTATTCCATCTTCAGTTTCTTTTGTTATAGAAGCTGTAATATTTCCGGGTTCGAACGAAACTAAAGAAGTAGATAAGTTTGGATCATCTTCTTTAAAGTGCTTGGGTATAACTATCTCGTCATCACTGTATTGTACCGCTCCGTCTACCTCGTTTATACTTGGAACCTTAATGCCGCTTCCCGAAGAATAAAAGTTTACATTATCTGCAATCATGCCGACAGAAGCCTCGGGCAAATTACCCACTGAAACATCTACGGAGTAGCTTGATAAATAACAATTTTGAAAAGCTAACACGCCATAGCCGCTAGCCTCGGGGTCCCACAGGTTATGAATGTTATCTGTGTTTAATAAATAATTTGGATACCCATCATGATGCCCATGCGTGTCGTTATTTGCCTTATCTACAATGAGATAAACATTTCTTCTGTCAGAGTTTCTTGAGTGATCATAAAACCCAGAAACCAAGGGTAAGTGAGCGGGTATGTTGTGATCATGTACTGTAAAGTCGTTATGAACGCTGAGTCCCATCCTGTTTTCATTATTAACTCCGTCTAGAATATAAGAAAAATTTATATTTACTTCCGGAGGTTGAATAGCCGGTCTAGAAATATTTTGGTTACGGCCTATTACGGAAACATCTTCTCTAGAAGCAGAAATGTCATAATCAAAACTTTGAATCCTATTTATTCTTTTTAGGATTTGATAGCCAGCAATCTCGTGAACCTCTCCCGCCGAATGGCCGAAGAAAACATCTTGAATGTTGTAGATTATTCTATTTCTGTCCGACATCTTTCATCCTTAATCTTTTTTACTAGCATATAATATACTTGCAAGATAAGGATCGATTTGATGTTCGGCAGCAATTTCTTCAACCCCTTTGACTCTATCGGGATTTTTATCTACGGGTTTTTTAACATAGCTTTTGGCCTTCTTGTTATTCCAGTCCTTGGGGTCTTCATTAGCTATGATTAGTTCTGTAATATTTTCCGCAACTTCTTTCTGCTGCTTGCTAAGCCTCTTTATGTCATGGGCTTTGCGAAGCTCTACTTCAACATCTTTATTTAGTTTGCTAGCCAAGGTTAAGTTCTCCGTTACCTTGGACAAGCTATAACCTTCTCTGGCTGCGACCTTTACCTTTTTTTCTCCGATTGGGGTTTTAACCCTATCCTTTTGAGGAACACCCTTGTTGGTTCCACTACCCGGTTGCCCGGCGGGTTTTTTATTGGGTGAGGGCGCGGGCATTGGTTTCATTTCTAATAATTCTTTTTGCACCTCCCCCTGTTTATCTGCAAGCTCTCTTTGAGTCTCTGGCCCACCAGTGATAGGCTCATAAAGCCCCTTGTCTCTTAATTTTTTATATTTTTCTTGAGACTCCTCAGATTCCTGCGAAGTAGGAAGCCTGCCGTCTTCAATAGCTCTTATACCTTCCTCTGGGGTTAGTACGCCTATCTCAATTAGCCTAGTATAGACTCTAGATATTAAACTTTCGTCACCATGATGAAGTTTATCAAATTCTGGAGTAGGATAACTTTTGAAACCTAAGATTTTAGAAACCCTTTTAATTTCTGGTATAAGAAAATCATTTAGAAAAGACGAACGCCCCTGTTTTAATCTAGATAGAAAAACATCTATCTGAGCAGATTGGTTTGCAAATTTCTCGCCCGTGCCCAAGAGAACATTATTAAGGCCAATTTGAATATCTTTATCTACCATTGCGTATTTCTTCGGATCAAGAAGATTAGCAATATCTGGAATAATAAATTGAGCTTTAGTTGTATAATCTGCAATTAATACTCTACCCACAGATTGATTTTCGAAAAGGGTTTGCATTGCTGCAAGATTTTTTTGATTTACCCCGCCTCGGTCTGGGGTATCCCCCATAGTCACTAAAAGAATCGCTTGCTGCATAGTTCTTGTAATAGCCATGTCCATTTTCTTTAACTCAGCTTTCCAATTTATGTCTGCCAAGACTGGGTAACCCATAGGCACGGCGAAAGGCTCGTAGTCCTGCTTCTTGTAGAAGGTCGCTGAAATTTTATCGGAAGGGAGAGGTATAAGTACAGAGTTGTTTCCCCTCTTCTTTAAATTCTCCTTAGATTTTTCATCAAGGGTTTCTATTACTTGATGGTCTTCTTCGGTTTCGGGGTTTCTAAGCCTATGCAGTTCATAATCTGTAACCAGCTTGTAATACTTTCCATCAACGAAAGAAAGTGTTCCGCCAATTTGTATGTCTGCTGGATTAAGCACTACATATCTTATAGGCAGATTTATTTTGTCTTTCAAGCCTGCTCCGAAAGTTTGAGTAATTTTAAACGCGTCCTGCTTTTGTAACTCTGCATCAAATCTATAAATAAAAACGTTACCGCTGCGATAATACTCTCTAAAAAATCTATCTTGCAAATTCCAAAGTTTAATTTTTTTAAAATACGCTTTAAAAAATTCCCTAGACTTTTTGTTCCCGCCTCGAAGAAAAATTTCACAAACAGAGAACTCTGTCATTAAGTCTACAGTATTTCTAAATACAGCGAAATTATAATAAGCCTTTTGACACAGGATTACTGCGTCTCTTACGTCGAGATTCGAATTATTCGAAACCCCTTTGGTATATTTGAAGGGGACTAAACCATCATCAATATTCTTATATTTATCAGTCCTAGTGATAGAAGAAGAGAGATTTCTCCTAGTGCGAGTACCGCCGCTGCTAGCCTGAGTTTCATGCCCACCAGCCATTAATGGAGTAGTGCCTTCTCCCGTAGCCTCCTGAGCAGCTTCCAAATCTACCTTAGTTTTCCCTTTACCTTTCATCACAGAATTTCATAAAATTACACATTAATTAGATAAGTCTGGGCGTAAAAGTCTCTGCGGACTCTAGTTTTACGTCCATCATATCATAATAGCACTTTACCGCCCAATTTCCAAGTAATAAAGCGGTATAATTATCCCTTCTTGCTCTAGAGGAGGAGGTACTCCTTTTCAGGTGAAGCGGTAGGTCGAAGGTCTGAGTTCCCCGGGCGGTGCTTTTCACCTCGATGAGGGCGCATTGCTTCTTTGTTTGATGTATTAGATTATCTTGCTCCTCTACTAGATCGAGCACCGTGTCCCCTGCGGGCAGTTTCAAATGAAGTCGTTGGTTTACTATTCTATTGATGGCATCTTTATGCGCGGATGCTCTAGAAGCAAACCAGATTTGCTTATGATCGATACAGGCCTGTAAATGCTCGTTAGCTTTTCTTATCCAATTACTAGAGAATACCTGCTTGTATACAATAGCCCCGCTTTGCTTGTTATATTGCCTTCTGGCGAGTTTTAACTCCTTATCATAGTCTTCACCCTCCTTGTCGCTATCGAAGTCTATGAAGGTCATTTTGTCGCCGAATAAGGGTGACTCATTACAGCTATCTATAAATTGAAAACCAGCATTATCAATTACCACCATTTCGATGTTAAAGCTCTTATTCACGTAAGAAAAATATTTAATATGGTCTTTCAGGTCTCCGCCCGCCAGAGCATAGGAGTGAACAAGCGTGCCCTGTTTGGTTTCGTCATTTAATTCAATAACCGAAATAGCAAAAAAGTCAGAACTTGGACTATTAGAAAAACTCGGGTCAATTCCGATTATATATTTTTTCTCTTTGTCCCCATTAATTTTGGTAGTAGGAGACTCCCCATCTGGAATTGTACATTCATGCATCTTTCTCGCGCTAAAGTAAGAGTCGCTTCCGTCAGTGAACTCCGCACAATACTCGCGCCTAAATGAAGAATAACTTTGTCCACCCTCTTGGGCTTCCTCAATAATCGTATGATCTATCATATGATCAGGTAAAGATTCGTAACCCATCTGAGATATGAAATATTTTGCTGAACCAAGCTCTTCCTCGTAAATTTTTCCCGTCCATTCTTTGTATGTTTTATATAGGTTTTCGAAAGTATAAGAAGCAGAAGATAAGGCTACCATTTTAGAGTCGTTTGAGAAGACCATTCTGTCCTCTTCTTTCATTGACCCCTCTTGTATTAATTTGTCCTCTATTTCCCTTATTTCGATTCTTTCTTTCATGTCTTGTGGTGCCACCAGAAAGGGCATTAAAACCGTCTGTATCAAATCCTCGGGCAAAAGAAGGTACTCGTCGAGGACGAGCACGTTCGCACGGAAACCACGAATTTTTTCTCCGTTGAGTGGGATCGCTGTGATTGTCCCCCCGTTAATTTGCCATTCATATTGATCGTTCCGTTTCGATTTTAAACCGAAAGCTTGGCCGAGCAATTCGGCCCCTTTAGATTCGACCATCTTCTCTAGATTATTAAAAATAAAACGAGCAGTACGAAACGTGGGCCCTGCAACTAATATCTTCGTGCCCGGCTCAAATATGCATTGAAGGAAACAAAAGACCGAAGCAATAAAAGTCTTACCACAACCACGACCCCATACGCACATTGAGAAGTTTCTATTCATCATACCTTTCAGGGTGATCTCTTGAAAAGGCGCGAGTTTAATGCCGGACAACAACTCCACTGTTATCCCTAGATTAGCTCTCAGGAATTTAGCCAAGCTTATTTTAGCCTCCCTATCAGAGAGGCTCCCCTTAAGCTTTAGAATCTCCTCGTTTACAGAGTCTAAATTTCTCTCATATTTTTCTGGAGCGTGCCACATTAAAATTTTCCTAAATCATAAAGCAATTGCAAATCAGCCCTCTTGTGGGCGCATCCTGTTGTAAAAATTTTATCTATGATTCTCGTAGCCTCTTTCCTACCTTCTACAAACAAAAACTGAACAAAAGGATAGGCCTGAGAAAGAGCCCTAACTCTGTGAAAAATATAATCAGGAGTAACCCTGACTTTCGAGTAGACTCTGTTTCTTGTTCCAGCTTTCATCAGTTTATTAAAATACAATGCATTGGAAAATTTAGACTCAACTAAGATAACCATATTTCCATTTTCCTCACCGCATCTCTCGATCTCTCTTATAAACCTTTCGTACCCACCGCTTAAGGTTCCTATGAAATCCGGCAAAGATTTTCTTTCTATATTGCAATTACAGGTTGCCTCACTATCGCTAAAAGCGTAATCCCCAAAGTCTAATTTTTTAATTTCTACGGGCCTCTTAAACCTCAGGGGCTTCTGCTCTCTAGTATCTATGTATATCTTATAATTGTCGTCATATTCGGTGCCAGAAATAATTTCGCTTATATTACAATACTTATTCTTAAACCCTAGATTCTCGCAAAGCTCATAGTAATTAGAAAACAATTGATTATAGTGTTGAATCGGTGGGCTCATTATGGAGCGTAGCTCTACCTGACAGGGGGTATATACTAATTGTTTCTTTTGCTTCCTATTCTTGAGAAGCCTAATGCAATATTCTTTAGCCTCCTTTTCTGGAGCTTTATCTAGCCATGATTTTAAATTTCTTTTATTATTGAAATCAGCGCTTAAATAGTGCTCTTTATTTTTAAATTTTATTATTTTTCCGTCGTGCTTGTCTGTCCTAGGGAGATAGGTCTGGTAATACTCTGCCATTCGGAGTTTGTGAGCTTTTAAGTGGGCGTGTAAACTCCTATCGCTGTCGAATTCTTTCTCACATATAACACACCTAACCATCAGATACTTCTCCCTCGGTAATGCCCATTATTCTAGCTTTAACTTCATCTATAGTGGAAAGTTTTTCGATTTCATCTTTAACGGTTTTCTTTCTCAGTTCCGCGAGCTTGACCAATTTTTTTCTATTGTCTTCCTCCTTCCACAGTTGAACTAGATTGAGAATGCTGGCATTTTCTTTGATTTGTTTCTTGAGCCTATCGCTTCTTTTTTCTTTAAGGCTTTCTAAAAGCTTCTGCTGTCTATTTACGCATTGGTTATATTCCGTTTGCGCTGTATTGATTGCATCAACCAAAGACATAGATATACGTCTACCCTCTGTATCTTCAGCTACTCCGTCTAGCAAGCCCGAAAGCCTACTAACTCTTGTTTGAATCGATGAAGCGATAACGACTTCTTGAGACAACACTATATATTGATCTACCTCTTCTTGGGTTAAGTCTGGTTTATCGCAGGTATATCTTACGAAACTCGACTCAAACAACTCCCGATTTCCCTCGTGGTCGTAAGTATTTATCTGATGCAAAAATCTATAAGTATGAAGATACCTAATTAATGCAGAAACACTACTTTTGTCTTTCGAAGTTATTTTGTTTTTATCTATACCGTCCAAGACGTACTTATTAACTTTGAGAATTGCGGCGTGTTGAGTCTTGGGCGGGACGTATTCTTCCACAATCTCTCTACCCTCGGGGGTTTCGAAAGGTGTGATGTTTTCTAGCGTGCCTATGTAATCTATAACAGTTCTAGTCTCTTGGCTTAAGGGCATTAATTCTGGGTTAGCAAAAATAACCCTAGCAATTTCATTTGCCGTCATGAGGGCAGCGTTATTCCTGATAAACTCTTCGTGCTCGCTTGTAAGCTCTATTTTGCTTTTGTGTTGGTATTCGTGAGCAGCCCTAGCTTTAAGTTTTCTAGTAGCCAAAAATTCTTTCACCGTTCTTCCCTGCTTACTTCTTCCGTCGAATTCTGAATCAGGGTAAGCGACCCTAATCAATTCCAACAAAGAAGGTGGGTTGTCTGGCCTACTATTCCACTCTTCAAGAATTTTTTCCTTTTGCTCATCTGTTAGCTTTATATCATTCATGAAAGATATCTACGTCACCTTTTTCAAGAAGTTTTTTAACTTTATTAATAATACTTTTCTTTATATTCTTGATCTGTTTATATCCCGGGCTTCGATTTTTTTCGCTTGTTTTATATCCCATTTTTTTAGCTACAGCTTCTTCATCTAAATTTTCAACATAAAGATACTTATACACCGTAAGCTCTACGGGCTTTAAAATTTTTGCCACAGCCTTATGTAGTTTTTTTGCGGCGTGCTCTATGTCTAAATAGTCATTAGGTTGGTTATGTACTTCTTGAGTATGGTTCTCTAAGGGTAAAGGTAATTTAGCGTCATGAGCATTTTTTTTATTTAAAAACCAATGCTTATATAAGGGACAACTATTATCCTGCTTTCCGTAGATAGAGCACAGATTGATTCCTTCCGCCGCCGCACACTTTAAACAAGGTCTGGCAAAATTACCATAATTGTTTCTTATCAAATTTTTGATCTGATTAGATATTATCCTATTAACCCAAGGGCCAAGAGGTTTGCTTTGGTCGTACATATCCCACTTCTTATGGATATGTATACGTAATATTTGAGAAACATCTTGAAAATCCATCCAACTTAAAGCTGTCAAATTCCATTTGTTTCTCCTTTTTGCTATCTCTGTGTTTATCTGGTCTATGCAATCTTCAAATTTTAATTTCTTTTTTCTTGGCATTATCTAAACTAAGTTTTAGACTTACCGTTGTTTCTGTTTCTTTGATTCTTCTTCTTTTTGGGTCGTTCGGGTTTATTTATCGTACCTGCTTCCTTTTTAAACTGTTTTACGAATTCTTCTTCCGAGGCTATCGATAAGGGGTCGGCTTCCCTATTTAATTCTCCTACGTTCTGACCTGAGTGTGCGCCTAAGGCTTCTCCGAATTTAACACCCCTCTCTTGGAAGGTGTCAATTTCTACTTCTAAACTTTCTAAATTATCCATAACGAACTCTGCGTCCTCCTCTAAATCGTCTTCTTCGTATTCATCAGGCTCCGGCAAAGACTTCTTGACAGGCTTCTTTCGCGCTCGCGTCGCAATCGCACTACCAAAAGGAGTCCCACAGCCGGAACAAAATTTTGGCTTTTCAGACGTATATACCGTCGGACCCCCACATTTTGTACAATAAAGTTTCATACTTAGAATTATACAGTAAAAAAACCAAAAATCTACAAAATTTTATGGAAAACAACCGACTATAGATGTAATTATATATATGCCAAAGAAAGCTAGCTCGAAAAAGACCACAAAAAAAAAGGCTGGCAAAACTAGATATTTTACCTTTTCGAATGCAGAGGGGGTTCAGTATGAGGTGCTTTTTAGAAAACCAGATAAAAAGCATTTTGGTGACGCAGACGGGTTCTGCACAGACCCTTCGGAGGAAAAACCCAAAATTCATATAAATCCATATTTAACGAAGAGAAATGAATTAAATACTATTATTCATGAATTTGCTCACGCCTTCTTTTGGGAGGCAACAGAAAATCAAGTAAATAAATTTGGCAATGCTGTAAGTAAATTTCTTTATACAGAATGCGGTTGGAGAAAGACGGAGTCTAAAAGAAAAACTCTTTACAGGGGTAAATGAGTGTAATTTCGCATAAGGAGGAAGGGCCTTATGAAAATTTCAAATACAAAGCAGGCAATGGATTTACTTCATAGCATAGGAGCAAATAGCGTCGGTCTTTGTTATCACAAAGATTCTTCAATTTCAGATCAAGCTCAAAAAATTAATAAAGACGCTTATGATGTTTACAAATTTCTAATGGAAAAAGAAAGCTTGAAAGATGACCCAAGAAGAAGCTGAAAAACAAGATATTGAATACTGGTGCTTAGAGCAAGATGGTTGGGAGAGATATTTAGATTGGTGCAGGGAACAAGAGAACGGCACTCATGAATGAAGGCTCTGCAGTCCCCCCTTGGTCGCGAGACGAGAACAGGCCCAAGGGCTATAGATTGGGCGATATAATTCGCTTCCAGAATATAAGGGCATGCCCTGAATACGGCGGTGTATTTCTCTGCAAAACTTGGCCAGACTCGATCGCCTGCAAGTATTTAAAAAAAGAAGGGGAACTTTCTGAATCAGGTTGGTTGGAAGGGCCAGCCATTCCTCCCAAAAATGGAATAAACTTCGAAAGTTTAACTGAAATAATAAACGAATTTCCAGAGATTTCAAAACCAAAAGATGACGAGCTAGTTATCCACCTTAGGATAGGTGATATCATCGATAACTCTGATGTGTCTGCGAAACAAATTCTCAGTGGGGTTCACTGGAATGAATCATGTCGCGGCCGGATAGATACGCAGCGCTACCCCTCGAAAACGATGACTCTTTTTTTTTACGAGAGCCTGCCTTTGGAAAAATTAAACATATCTAAAATAATTTTGATGACGGGGAGCTCTGAACATATCTACAAGGCTGAGCGCGAAAAGATAGAGGAACTTAAAGAATGCGGCAAAAACTCGGAGAGTGAGGAGTATGTAAGTATTGTAAAAAGCTTTTTTGAAGCATCTGGGTACAATATTGATATCAGGTCTGGATTTAGCCCGGACGAAGATTTCGTTTTTGCTTGCAGGGCTAAAATGTTTCTTCCAAGCGACAGCGGCTTTGCTCTTGTCGTTGAAGGACTCAGGGAATATTGGGGTTATAAATTTTATAAAACACCCATCGCAGCAGGACAATCCTTGAAAGGGATATCTGTAAAGAGGTAACCCTATTTCTTTTTACCACATTTGCAGACACAATCAGGATCCCCACAATCGCTGGGGATATCTGACTTTTTGTGGATATCATTAGAGCAGGACTCCATATTACATAGGCCGACGTTGCACCACCAATTACGAATTTTTTTCCATAACCACCCGTGCTCGGGATCTTTCTTCCGAAACTTGCCTAGCCCTGAACTCCAAGTACCCATGACGATTATTTATTGCACATGCAATTGCAATCGGCTACGGGGCATTTGTCGGATGAACAGCAATCTGCGCCACAGACACAGTCACAACATCCGGAATTTCCCCAGTTACAACCGATTACAAATAGTGCACTACAAAGTATAATAAATTTTTTCATACGATATACCTTACACCCTAAGAACCACAAATACAAGGTAAACATTTACAGTGAGGGCATTTTCCATCCTTTAAGTCTGAGAATTCGTTCATTTCTATTTCTGGTAAAGCGGGCCCATGATCACTATATAAGGGGACACGCGCCTCGTGGAGCGAGCAAATATTCTTGCGATCTATCTTGTTGAGTTCTTGGTCCCAAATACTGTCGTCATCACGACCATCAATATCTGCTTGGATTCGTTCGATATGTTTTTTCATTAACCACTCCTTTTCCATACTTCTTTATACACATCTTTTATATCTCCTCTATTCTTTTTGATTTATCATCAATAACTAAATCACAAGCAGGTTTAATATATTTACCTTTCGAACCCGTAGAAAGATCGTGGAATTTACATCCCCACGATTCTAATTGTTTCCAAGTAAAATCGTAGTAACATCTCCCAGCCTTAATGGATTTGTCAGAACCTCCACGAGCAGTCCAATAAATAACCTCCCAGCCTTCATCATATAGCTTGTTAATCTTAGCTATATTATCTAGATGGGGCTCGGCTAAGTCATATGTTCTTTTACCGCTATAGAAGCAAACTGTTTCGTCAATATCTACTAATACAGTTTTTTGCTCTTCTTCCGAGGCAAACCTCTTTGATTCGTGAAAATTTGTGTCGTCCATCAATTCATTATACAAACTAGCTTCATGTCTGTACATATTTTTTTTTTTTATTTATTTTCCATCTCAGGCATCTTGGCTCTTATCTCATCGACGAGCATCAATTCTAGAGATTCGTCCGCACTGATCCACCAATCTTTTCTATCCCAATTTCTTTTGATTTTTCTTTTGGTTAACTTAGATCGGGTGGTAAAAATATCCAAAATACGTTCTTCTATTCTTTTGACGAATTCTACCTCGTCTTCAATTTCAAACGTTTTTCCATAGGCCCCGAATGCCGCCCTGTGAATCATTAACCAGCTTTGGCCACCAATCCACCTAACATCTCCAGCTTGGAGCAGTATGCCCGCCATAGAGGCTGCATACCCTAAAGATCCAGTGGTTATTTTATGACCCTTGTGCCGCAGGTCTTGTATGAAATCAAATAATTCAAACCCAGATATGATTTCTCCTCCCGGTGATGAAAAAATAATTTCCATATCACATTTAGGCTTCATCCTAGACCACTCGGTAAGTTTTCTCATGCATGCCGTGACAGAAGATTTAGAAACTTCTCCAGAAAATCTATATAAATGATTCTCTTCGTCGGTGCATTCCTTCTTCATCCTTTTTTCGTAATCTTCTCGAGCGGCTAATTGAGCCTTCTGCGCTTCGGCCTCGATCCTTCTTGTCTCGGCTTGGGTTTTTTCGATTTCAGCAAGGACTTGCTGGGTTTCGGCTTCGGTTTTAGCTAAAGACGCCGCTAATTCTTTTTCAGATTTCTTTTCTTCACTCATTACTTATCCTCCAAGGTTTTAAGTTTTTTGATTATAAATTTCACAAGCTCTGACCTCATAATATCTTCTTCTGAAAATTCAAATGTATAAATTCCAAATTGTAAACTTTCTTCGTCTGAAAACACTTTTTTCAAAGATTCAAATCCACCAAACATGCTGTCGTTTTTTAAATCAGTTTGCATAGGATCTGCTAAAATAAAGCATCTACTGTTTTTCCCCAGCCGGGTCAAAACCGTAGTAATTTCTTTAATAGTAGAGTTTTGGGCTTCGTCCAGAATCACGCACTTATCTTTCCAGTTCATTCCGCGAGCGAAATTGACTGGGAACATGGAGATTCGGTGCTCGAGCTCTAATTTTTCTGCTTTTGTCTCTAGTAAAAGCTCTTCGAGCTTATCTAGAAAAGGTAAATTATAAAATTTTAATTTCTCATCTGCGCTCCCGGGTAGGAAGCCGAGAGATTGCGCGCTGCTTTCTACTGCTGATCTTAAATACATTATCTCTTCAATAGATTTCATATTCAATAACTGTAAAGCACAATAAACTGCTAACAAAGTTTTAGATGTTCCAGCGGGACCAGAAACAAAAACAATATTAGTTGAGGGATGTAAAGCTATTCTAAAGAATTCCTTTTGCTTATCAGTCCAAGGGAATTGATTTAGTTTGATGGCTTTTTTAATCGGGTTAGGGACAACGTAAGGGGCCTGTTCGTTTGCCTCTTTCAAATCAGGAGCAACGTCCTTGCCCCCTCTTATCTTTACGTTTTTTGCTACTTGTGTTTTTTTTACCCTTCTTGAATTTTTCTTTTCAGGCATATCGCTATTTACACACTAGAAATGCAAAAAAACTTATTTAATTAGTGCGCCGGATTCGTCTTGTTTTATAAAATTACCAATGTTATCTGTTATATCTCCTAATTCGCTGCTACGAGCTATATAAGAATAATTAAATCTGTCTTGCCATACTAAAGAAGGATACATAGCATAAAAATTCTTTTCTCTTTGTATTGGGTGCATAGAAATTTCTGTAGAACTTTTTTCACCAGTAGCAGTTGTTATGCCTTCATCGCTCCAACGATAGATTAATTCATCAAATAGAGTATGATTAATAATATAAGCAATCATTCCAAAGGTTTGAGTGGTTTTAACTACATGTTCATTCACATAAATTGGAGCCGCGAGGTGTCGAATTCCACCTAAAAACAAAAAATCCCAATCAGCAGGTACATAATCTATATATTTTGCAAATTGTTCTTGTAAGTCACCATTAAATTTTACATCATCTTCAAAAATTGTAACATGCGGCCATTCAAAGTGTTTAGCATACCTAATGCATTCTCTATGAGACCGTGCTACGCCGACATGTCCGGGCTGATCCCATACATTACTTCCGGGTTCGCCATGAGGTGCGTCGTCTTGATGAGTATCAAAAGCTTGTAATCTATACCAATTTACCCATTGAAGCCTTAATTCATCTTCTAGCTTCGCTAGCCTGTCTGTCGCTACATCAAGATTAACACAAAGAACATTATTTAAGTAAGTATGTGCCGCGCCAGAAAGCCTACAAGTATTATTTACTTTAGCTCCAAACCTATCTAACTGAAGGTCCATTAACTATTATTGTATTTTTTTGTGTTTTTTCGAACTTTTACGCAGAAAAACAAACAGAATATCAGCGGCAAAATATATTAAAGTTTTTTTATATTTGCGCCCTGCATTTTACCCTCTTATTTGTATATGTAGTAAGCTATATATCACAAAGATCTATTTTAACTAATACCCCGGGCCGATTTTTTTATATGAAAAAGATTTTCAAATTTTCTCGGGCAGACTTATTTGTACCCCCCACCGCCTAAAAAAGTCAATAATAGTGAAAATGTTTCGAGTAAATAGGGGGGTTGCCCTCGATGTTTAAGGTGCTCTCCTGCACCACGGGCATCCCGAACTAGTCTCGGCAACGGATGTCGTTGCCGTAGCTGTCCTCGTAGTAACCTTGCACGTTCCAATACGTGTCGTAGTTCTTAACGCGTTGCGCTGGCATCTCTTTGTGAGACGGAGCTTTCTCGCTTGCGGTGTAGACTCGCAAGTCCTCAAGGTAATCGTCAACCTCGTCTTGGCTTGCGTAATGGCAATCCTCGAAGCTAACCAGTTCACCATAACCTGAACCGTCGAAGGCTTCAAGCCAAACGCCTTGGCAGGATACGATGTTCACCAAGCGGCAAGGTGTGCCAGTGTTGGCGTTGATGTAGATAGCCCCAATGATGAGGTTGTTTGCTTTGTTAGTGTTATCTTTCATAATCTTCATGCGTACATTATAGCATAGGGGGTGGGACATCTGTAGTCCTACCTAGCAACTTCTTTCAATTTTTTTAATCACCATTTCAACGCTCTCATCAGCGCGTGTCCACGTGCTACCGTTCCGCTCCACGATGCGGCGCGCGTGTCCCCTATCCCTTGCCTTAATGAACACGGTGCTGTCGTTGGTGAATGTTACTGTGAATATGCTTTCTATCTTGTTTAACATACGTATAATATAGCACATAGGGTGGGACATCCGTAGTCCTACCGAAAAGAAAGTTGAAAAAAAATCCCCTTGACACTTGGCATCGGGGCGGCTGCAGCCCGCGTGCCACCCCTGTTTTTGTGGGGTGAAACGCGATCCTTTAAAGGGCGGCTTTCGCCGCTTGCCCCTAGTCTTGGGGTTCGAGGGATGAGGGGGTGTGATCCCATGGGCCGCACACCTCACGCGCGTACTCATGGTCATACTCCCTCATGTCCTCCTCACGCACACGGCGGATCTTGTTACCATCGATAACAAGCCACTTGCCGTTGCGGGGAGAACCAGCGACCACACCGAGGTAGCCGTTGAGGTTCATAACCTCCATACCTAATTCAATCATAATGATATAGTAAGGGCGTGATATCATAGGCTACCACGCAAGCCCTTGTTGTTTAATCCTTCCAAGCCATGCCCTCATACTCGGCATACTCAAAGCGTCCATTACGAAAGTGCAATGGGCCATGCTGTGCCTCTAAGGCGTCCCAATGCTCTTGACGCTCCCGCTCCTCACGCTCACGCTCACCACGCTCATACTCCATGCGAGCGATGTCGTCATCACACACACACTCGTCGCAGGATACCCGAATCATGTCCATTAGGTTGTCATTCATAAGAGTAATATAGCTCATAAAAGGTTAATTGTCAAGGGTAAAGTTATTCACCATAGTACCCATAATCCTCATCAGTACCATACCCAGCAGAGGCAAGGGCATCAGCATCAGCCTCCACGTCAGTCATGGTATCCTCTACGTCATCCTCCCATGAGGTAGACTTCCACACTAGGTCGTCCCTGCTAGAATATAGGGTGAGCGTACCATAGCCACCCACATATAAGCCGTGGGCCTTCTCCATAGCAGCGTCCATGCCTTGGCGGGTGTGGGGGTAGGTGGCGACCATGTGGCTGCCGTTCCAGAGGGTGTAAGTAGGTTTCTTTTCGTTGTTCATTGGTAAGAATATAACACACAAAGGGGCATCTGTCAAGGGGTTTTCTAAAGAAAGTTATTCACAATGCACTTGGCACGGCGGCGGCTGCAGCCAGCGTGCCAGCCCTGTAATACAAGGCTTAAATGAGATCCTTTTACCAGTCCATTATGATGCACACGCTACACATGCACGCCATAACAATAACTAAAGGGAATAATTCCATACTAAAGCCTGTTGTGTGGTAGGACACTGTTAGCATCAGGGCCAAGGCTTTGCTCTGTCTTGGCGAACTGTGTACGCTCTTGAATCTCACCCACAAAGGTGACATCAAGAAAGACGTTCTTGCCATCAGACATCTTAATGTCTAACGTGCGACCATCTGCCATGATAGCCTCAACGATTCCACGCTTCTTGTAAAAGAAAGAGATGCGCGTGCTTAATACCTCGACCTCTTGGTTTAGTAAGAGTTGGGCTTCTTGTTCTACTGTTAGTTCTTTCATAATCATTTAACTGTGTTTAGTATAGCATACAGGGTGGGACATCCGCTGTCCTAGTAAAGACTTTCTTTCTCATTAAAGTGTTTTTCTAGAATGTCATACTGATGCTCTCCTGTGCCTCTGTTGTTGGCGTGTTCTAACATCCTGAAAAGTAAGCAAGCCTTTGGGAAGCTTTCTACACACTTGGCAGCAGCAAGGTTCATCTCTGTGGTGGTGGCTACTGTGTTTTGTTCTTTGACTTTCATTAGGTATAATATAGCACATAAAAGGCGATCTGTCAAGCGATTTCTTAAACTTTTTTATGAATAAACTTCATAATCTTTGTCGTAAGCAAAAGCGTGAGTTTCTTCAGTAAAAGCAGCAACCTCATCGGTTTTAGTGGTGTTGCTAATATAACCGAAACGGCAAAGGTTGCGAGCAACCCATTCAGCTTGTTTTTCGTCCTTTGCTTCAAGGACGATGTTGACATAACGAGAACCAACAAATGCTGTTGTGAACTCCACGTTGTAAGTGTTTTTCTTATCTTTCATACCATAGTATACCACACAAAAGGCGATCTGTCAAGGGGTTTTTTTAAAAAAGTTTTGGCATGCTAACTGCAGCCGCCAGCGTGCCAACCCGTAAAAACAAGGCTTAAACGAAATCCTTTTCTTTCACCAAATAAGTTTGCACGTGAAAATCAGAGACCCAGTAAATTCTTCGGGTCTCATTATTCACTACGGTAAGAAACTCATAATCTTTGCTTAGCTCTTGAGCTCGGTCGATAGCTTCCCCGGCATTAACAAAATCAGATTCATATAGCGCCCCATTGGCAAATATAGAAAACCTCATTTTTAATATGGGCTAAGTTCAAAACCGTTATCGTTAAGCACGTCCTCTGTCGCCGCCTCGACGCCATTCCAGAAATCGTCCGCATGCTTCTCACAATCATCATGCCAATAATCATTGAAATCAATACTATCGGGCAAATCGTAAATGCTACACCCGAGCCTGCGTTGCACGGCGTAATTGACTTGTCGTTTAAACGTTTCGAATGTCAAAGGATATTCTCTCATTCTATTCTCCATTGTCAAAGGTGAATGTCTCGCACTCATCAAAAGAGTAAATCTCTTTTACATCACTCGCATAGTTCATCACCCTAAAGGTGTCTATGGTCGCGCCGAAATCATCAAACGAATGATGATAGATTACAGAGTGAAGTACTCCGTCAATAGTCATGAACTTGCCGTCTTCGTCTAGTTCAATTATAGGTTGTTTGTTGCTGATCATATTCTTATCTATCAGGGTTCTTGTCTTCGTGATACTCCATCTCGATGTCATCGATGTGCCATACGTGACCACCGGGACATTCAAACAGGTCTTCTCCTATAGGCTCGTAGCCTTGCTCTTCTATGTATCTTTCTATATGTATGTTCATAAATTCAATCTCCGTGCTGGATCATCGGAGCTTTAACTAGCCACCAAGTTTTATCCTCTTTGACTATCCTTAACACTCTGCCCCTCGGATGCCACCGCATCCAGTCTTGCTTTACTTTCTCCGGTGTGCCTTCTAATACTACTTGACGATAGGGGCGAGAGTCATTCTCTTTTGCTATGATGTAGGTTTTCTGTGTCATCTGCATATAATATAGCTCAAAAAATGCTTCCTGTCAAGGGGAAAGTTATTCACAAGCGTCGTGCAATTCTTTCTCATCCTCCCAGATGTAACCGAAGGGTGACATGATATGGTTTAATTCTTCCCCCCTAACAATGCTTGCAATGTAAGGTTCAATCTCTGGCATATAAACGCTCCCCCACTCATTCTCTAAGCCCATGACAAAACCAAACGCCACGCCATCATTGTCAGTTTCTTCCAAGTAATACTCCCAGCCATTGCGGAGGATAATATGCTGAACGACTGCGAAAGGTTCGGGAGAGTCTTCATTGTTTACGGTAATGATGTTGCGGGCTTTGGTTGTAACGTTCTTAATCATGAGAGTAATATAGCACACAAAACGCCACTTGTCAAGCGGTTTTTTGAAAAAAGTTTTCCTTGACTTGGCATGCTGGCGGCTGCAGCCCGCGTGCCAACACTGATATACAGTGCTATTCTGAATTCGTTTCGTCGTCTATCCTGCGAGCTTCATCTGCCATCATCTTGACAACGCTAGACGGATCATCAGTTACGCGAAGGGTTTTTGCGAGCATGGCAAGAATTTCATATTCTTCTGGCTGCGCGTCAGTCCACTCGCCTTTTTCTTTTACCCAAATAGAAGTGTATTTGGTTCTGCTATTTTGTAGGATAGCAAAGTCAGGAACGCTACTCATCGACAATATCCATTCTCGCAACAGTGTTGCCGTTTACATCTTGAGCGGTAACAAAGTCACCCGCATCGACTGCCATGATTTGCCCCGCCCTATCGACGAGGCGTTCCATGACGTTTTGCATTTCAAACAAACGCTCCGCAGGAGTGTCACCGAACGCATCGTTGCCTAATTCAATTTCAATTTTAGCTTTCATTTAATTTAGCTTCTAATTGCTCTAAAACTTTTTGTTTATTACCTTTAAAGCCGAACTCCTCTTTAGCGAGAGAGTAAGCGGAACGGCCCCGACGTTTCATTCCCAAAATCTCCAACTTCAACGCCCCGCGCAGAGCGCGAAGGCGGAAGTTGTTAATGGCCTCTGGAGAGTCGTAGACTTGCATCCTAGAGACCTTGACTTGAGAAGTGAGTTGTAAGGATGGGGCGACCAGCCTTAATGTTGTAAAGCCGATAAGCCTCGGCCTTGAGCTTGGCGTGAGACAGTCCTGCCTTCTTGCCAGCTTTGATGTAGTTGGTGACTAACGCGGCCTTGACCGCATTACGAGCTTGATATGTTTTGTAGGTTTTCATTGGTTGTTTGTTTAATCTTTTATAATTATAACTAGCATTTACGGCTGTGTCAATTACTTTCTTGGGTTTCTTTCGTTGGAACTTGCGCCCACACCTTGTCCATGACAATCACCTTGCGAGCGGTAAAGATTGGTTCAATAACATTCTCTACTGACCTAAATGGATTGGTGTCGATACTCACGAAGGTGCGATACTTGTAAGGGTTGTAAGTAACTTCCATCCACTCATAACCATCACGCTCATCCATCTCACGCTGCTTCATTTCCTTGGCTGCATCATTGGCCCAGCCCAATTCAAACGCGTCCATGTCGTCGTAACGCCACACAGCATTGACCATGCAACCACGAATCACAGCGTGAACATTCTTACGCTCTTCATCACGCACACGTTGACAGCCTTTGTCACCCACAGCAAATTTTACAGGGTACTTGGTAGTGCCATCCATCACGACACACAGAGCAGTACCCTCAACAAGGCCATCCTTACGCACGGAGTAAACGTGTTCGTCACGGTAGCGAAGGTTGCGATATACTTCGCGCTTGAATAACTTGATTGATTCTTTAACTGTCATGCGCCTATTCTCCCATAATTGGATGCACTATGTCAAGCACTTCTTTCTTCCCATCTTCGTCCTCCTCGGACACACCGAAGATGCCGTCTTGGCAGCCTTGGCATAGGCCAGAGATGCCGTACTCCTTATAGGAGAGCGCATCACGGAAGTCGCTCCGAAGGTTGTGCGGGAAGCCGCACTTTACGCACTGACCGCCAGCGATGGCAAGACTGCGGCTGCGTCCGAATAGACGGAAGGCCGTCTCCTCTTTGAATTGTTCTAACTCGTTCATCATTGTTATAATGTAACACACAAAAGCCTATCTGTCAAGCGGTTTTTTCATTTTTTTTAATTACCTTAATTAATCGCATTTAATTAGCCTAATTGTTTGCCGCTCACAAATGATTGACAAACTGTTTTGTCGCTCATTATAGGGGTTTTTTGATCGACAACGGTTGAAAGTCATAATCAAGTTTCGTAAAAAGGGGTGATTTCTCCGATGTGAAATTCGTTGATTTTAAGAAACTCGTTTGACCCCACAAAAACAGTGTTGGCACGCTGGCGGCTGCCGCCCGCCTGTCAAGCCTAAAATACTGAGTGATTGTGAGATTCTTTTTACATAAGCCTGCGCCCTTGCTTGTTACTATTAAAAGGGGTGTATTGCGTATTAACTATTTTAGAATTTCATTTTCTTTATTCGTCTTGCGTGGCCCAATAAATAATTAATGCGGTGAATATTATAACAGCAACGAGGGCTTCGCTCATACTACCCCCTTCGCTGCTTTTTTGATTGCTGACAATGCTTGACTTGCAAAGCTGCCCTTTGGTTGTGTGCCGTGAATTAGCAAAGCGAAATTCTCCTTGCCAAACGCAGCGTGCGTGTCGTCGTGGTCTATCTCTAAACCTTTGTCGATTGCCTCTTGCTCGCTATAAACAACGAGAGCTTCTTTCCATCCGTGCAAATCAATTAGCTCGTCGTGCTTACCACCACGGGAAGCAGTTAAAACTAAATTTTCTGGAAGGGCAAACTCTTTGAAGAAATGCAAGCTCTTGGAGTAAGAGTAAAACACCTTGTCGGGGTTGCGCTTGGCAACTTCAATCCACGCTTGCAAATACTTTTTGCTGAAGTAATCGCCGCCAACGTGGACGCGCATTATGTCAAACTTCTTTGGAAGTGATTCGCAAATGAGATCCGCCAAGGCATCAACGCCACGGCCTAACGTCTGCTTGACCAATTCAAAATTATGCCAAACGAGATTGCGTAAAGATGGCGAACGCGCTTCCGCACTAGCCATAAAACATCTAAACTCCGTGTCAGGCCCGTCCGAGACTTTGCCCGTTACCCTATCCGCTTTTGATAAACAGTCTTTTGCCGCAGGGCAAGACCATCCCGCAGGGAGTGTGAAGGTTTTGAGCGTGAGGCCCATTTTCCGAATAAGCTTTTTTAACTTGGCGTTCGGGTCGCCAAACTTGAGTAGGTTTTCCATAGGTTGTTTTTATATAATAGCTAATGTTTACGGGTTTGTCAATGCTAATCTTTCCAAGTGTTGATAAATAACGTGTGCGATGTGTTCCAATCCGTTTGCTTGTTTGGCCCGTCTAGGTTTTCCGCGCAAATCTCCCCAAGCTCAAAAACTTCCGCTTCGGCTTGATACCTCCACCAGTTTTTCACGCCTTCAATCGACTTTATAAACTCTTGCGCCTGTGCTTTGGCGTAGGGCATCGCGCCACCTTTGCACCCCTTAAAACAATTACTTTCTTCCCCCTCATTCAGTAGCTTGAAAAGCATTGCGTTGACAATAGCCTTTTCCAATCGTTCGGGCTTTGTCCAGATATACGCTCGCATTTCGCCATCTGGATTCAAGTTGTTTTCATCAAATATCCAATGAAGCTCGCCGCTTGTCGCGCCGTGATTCCATAAAGAATAAAAGCGTTCTTCAATTTCTTGTTTGTTGTCGCCTGTTAAGTAGAGGGCGAGTTGGGTTCCACAGTTTTCGATTGCTAGTTTCAACATAAGAGTGAGTATATCAAATTGGGGCTAGTAGTCAAGCCTTTTGTTGTGTTTTTTTCTGCGGCGAAAAGACCCTTTGCCCTTCTTCACGCGATGTTCACGCGTTGCGCTGTGCATTAACCCTTCTGGGTTAACCCTAGCGCGTGGGTGGGCTTTTTTGTTTCTTCGTCGGTTCATTGTTATAATCTAACACATAAACGCCCCCTTGTCAAGCGATTGTTAATAGTGTGAATAACTTTTTTTCCTTGACTTGGCACGCTGGCGGCTGCCGCCGCGATGTCAAGCCTAAAAAACAAGGCTTAAATGAAATCCTTTAAAGGAGGGGGAGCAGGGGAAAAGAACAAAAACCCCGCCCCCCCGTGTTATGTTAATTGTTGCTTATTGTAACAGCTTGAGTCTTGGCAGGAGTCCAGAGTTTTTCCAGACGCGAACCACTCCGAGCCGCAGCACCGAAACGCTTCAGCACGTTGCTGGTCACGCGGTTGGCATACTCGAAACGCTCACCCGCAACGTCATGCGTGAGGTGTTGAGTCACGGCGTTGTTGAGGTTGTAAAGGTTGCGAGCCTTGTCCTCCTCATGGGAAGGGTTATTCCAAATCTGCGCGATGGACTCGCGAACCTTTTCGGAAAACACTTTGACGTTGGCGAGGTTCTGAAGGATGGTCAAGCCCTGCTCCTGAGATACCTCAGTCTTGGCAAGTTCACCATACACGCCCAAGCTGTTCTTGAACTTGGCAAGCGCAGCGTCGAGAGAGAGCGGAGAAAGAATCTCGCTGAGGTCTACGTTCTTACCATGCTTCTTGGTCATGGAAACATCAGCCTCCAAGGTGTTCATGCCATTGGTGCAAACACGGCGAAGGATACCCAACTCATAAGCAATACGCAAAGAGCGGTCAAGGGAGTTCTGCGCGGTTAAGCGATACCCAACGACATCGCCGACCTCTGGAATCTTGGCCTCGAACTGGTCGCCGATCAAATCGTACTGAGCGCGCATCTTTGCGCCGCCATCAGTAACAATCACCCTGCGCTCGGTGGCGATGTTACGTTTCGCGAAAGCGTTATCCGCGAAGCCGATCACGTCACGGTGTTGGACTAATCCGTAACGCTCTGAAGTCCAGCCAACAACCTCGTTGTTGTCCTCTCGGATGTTCATATAAAAGCCCGACTTCTTACCAGTAACGGGGTGAGGTACTGACACTTGGCGTGCGGTGAAGTCGTAGCCGGTGTCGATTTTTTGGGATGCTGCAATAGCCATAGTAGGTTTTTTCTTTCTTGGTTAGTTGTTAATCTCTAATGTTCTTTAAGTTTATCAAAGTCTTACGGTCATGTCAATCATTTTCTTTCATGTCAACGACTCTAAATTCACTAATGGGCAACCAGCCTAGCCAATCGTTGCCACGCAATAGCCAACTCTGCAAACCAAACCCGATAGCCTTCTGGCCCGTGCCTAGCTCTTCGTCTGTATGCTTGCGCTCTAGGTTGAACCACGGCCCATTCTCCCGAATGCGGTTCTTTGTCCTCTGGCTTGCTAGTGGCTTGATCGCTTCAATCTTAATTATCATAGACATACTATAACACATGGGGTGGGACAAATACAGTCCTACCAATAAAGAAAATCATTTCACCCCGTAAAAACAGACTTGGCACGGCGGCGGCTGCAGATTTCGTGCCAACCCTCAGTTTTCAGCCTCTTCTGGCAATCCTTTTTTACTGCGACGGAATCTCAATAAGAACATAGACAGCATCCTCCTATCCTTACGGCGCTGGCGGCGAGCAGTTATTTGTTTATTTGTCAACATATTATTTGTCGTTTATTTATTTCTTATTTATTTCATATTCAAAATCAAAAATTTATTATTTGATCTTTATCTATTTGCCAATTAAAAAAATCAATTATTTGATATATATTTATTTCTTCTTTTGATCGAGCTACTATTGAATATTCTTGTCCTAATTCATATAGTGTTTCAGAAGATGATATTGTTATTATTTTACCTTTATTTGATACGGCGATGTAGAGTCCACACTTGGTTTCCCCGTGCCATTCTTCTTCCCCGACCTTGGTAAGACACTCTATTTCTAGTTTATCATACTCAAGTTTCGCTATTCGATCAAGCGTTTTCATCGAGTGCCTTGAGGTAATCTTGGCCCTTTTTGGTGAGTGCGCGACCAGTGGTGGAGATTTCCATAAGGTCATGCTTCTGAAGGTACAACTCAAAGTCACGCTGGATGCACGACTTGGTAAGCCCCGTCTTTGCAGAGATTTTAGTCAAGCTACATTCTTTTTGAGCGCGGAGAATAGTAAGCACTTGCACCTCAATGGGAGACAGTCCGAGAGGGAGTATGCCAAGAGCATCCACAAGCACTTTCCAATCCTTCTTGGTGAAATTCTTGCGCTTCTCTCTTGTGAGATATACTTTGATATGGTTGGCAATCTTTTGGGCCGCACGGGCATTGCCTCGCAGTACCGTAGAGATTTCCTCTAGCACACCCTTCTCCCACTTCGCACCCTGCAAGTTGCGAGACACAATCTCTGCCAACTCACCGTAGGAATACTCCTCCAGATCAACCCGCTCACAACGATCCATGAGCGCATGGAAAATCTGTTGAGCTTCAGTAGTGGCAAACATAAACGATTGCATACGGAAGTCAAAATCAACAGTATAATCTTCATACGAAAACGTGGTACGATTATCTGGGTTAGGGTTAAGGATGGTAAGTAGTGCCATCGTCAAATCCTTGGGCAGTTCAGATGCCTCATCGAAAAGAACAGTACATTCTTTACCATGAATATGCGGAATGACAATCTGATTGAAGAATTGCTTCAGACTCTTGAGAGTAGAACAATTAATCTCAAGGAACGTCTTTGCCTTCCCGACATTCTCGATACGGTTAATCAGCTTTGTACCGACTGCTTTAGCGAGCGTGGTTTTACCACACCCCTTCGGTGCGACGAACATCATGGTAGGGCATATACCCGACTCTTTCTGTCCATCACATAAGAACTTTAGTTTCTTTTTTGCTCGGTCTTGCCCGACGATTCCCTCAAAGTATTCTGTTTTCATAGGTTGTTTCTTAATACTAAACTAATTTTACTTACCAGTCAAGAACTTCTTCTTGCATCTCCTCTGTAAGATCAGTAGTGACCTTCAGTTCTATATCACCCTCAATGTTCAAGTCTACTGCTGAACCGAGTGCCTCGATGGTCTTGGTGTCTGCATACATAGGCTTGCAGTCCATATCAGTAATCTCATAACGAGCATTGATACCCACTTGCAAGGCCCAGCGGCGACTCACCACGACTGTTGCCTCCTCTGATTGTAGGACGTTACATAGGTCTTTAAGAGAGACGCGCACACATGATGTCGCTCCTTTTGTTCGTCCACTTCCTTTCTTTCTAGCCATTCCTAATTATCGCAAAAAATTACGGGGCAGTCAAGCATATAAAAAAACTTTAATATAAGCGCAAATGATTGTAATAATCTTTATGAGGGCTAAAAAGATTTAAAAAAACTTAAATATATTTAAAAGTAACATTCTTTTCGGCACTATTTTATTGCTATTTATATTCTTTATTAGGGGGCCGAGGCTGCATTATTTGGGCTATATTTATTTGTAATTATTTTCGCTTTTTAAATGGACAAGGCCAATATATTTGGCCGTCAGGCTAGACAAGGTTATATTTAGAGCCGAAAATGGTGGAGGCTGGGCCGCATAAAAAAATTTTAATATATATTATATTTAAACTTTAATAAATCGGCGGCTCTGACTATATTTGGCTTGCTATCTGATGGAGGCTAAATTATATTAATATAAATAAATTATTATGATTGATTTTATTGCTTTTATTGCATCAATAGCAGCATTATTATTCTTAATTTGGAAAAATTTATATTGACATTAGTATAAAAGAAAGATGAGAAAGGGGTTATATTTAAATATAAATAAATGTGCCACACCTTAACACACTATAACCCACTTCAATACACTTGCTATTAATCTTCTTCTTGTGCCTTAATATGCCAGTATAACATCAATAAACCAAAGAATAATAAACAAAATAGACTTTCTATTGTTCCATAGTCATTACCACTAGCAATAATTGGTGCGGCAAAATAAGTTAATACAAGTGGCTTCATTTTGTCTGGTTTCTTTCATATTGTGGTTGGTTTGTATATGAATAAGTTGCTGTTTATATATGAATAATAGGAGTTCTCAGGCACGAAAGGGTGTGTAAAAAGAAATGAACCGCGATAGATGGTGTTCAATGAACCCCAGAATCCGCAAAGCCACAACAAGCAAAGACTTTTGCAGTAAGAAGGGTGTGACGGATTCTCGCCGCCCTCTAGTCCATCTAACGCAGTTCGGGATTACGGTGTTCAACACAGTTCTGGCATATCGAGGGAGGGACTCGTAGCTGCCTAACCCATCCAAGGCTCTCCCTTGGCTTGTAGTCCGTAAATCTAACATATTATGTGATATTGGGGTATTTTTTTCCACTATTTTTTGGCTGATATTTGCCGCCGACATCCTCTTTCCAGAGGTTACGAATCCAGTGGTTCACCTCATCCCCAATCTCCTCTGCGATCATATCTCGACCCGCATCAGAAGCTAAATTAAATTGAGTATTCTTATATCTATCCAGCACCATTTTAGCCACTTCTTGTGCGCTAGGATGTATTGAATTTTTATCCATGATTTTCTAGCTCCTTAATTCCTTCTACTTCCCATCCATCCCATTGCCATTGCCCATCATATTCTTGACTAATCTTGCCTTTATTATCCATTCTCAAGTAACTAAAAGTACCAGCGACCCCTTTAAAGCACCCAAAATCCTGTATGGGGAGAGTTGATTGCTTTGCCTTGCCGTTCTCCGTATGTTCATCTCGGAGCGTTAGACGGGCGTGTGTGGCGTGTTTAGGTGGACGAGGTACGCGCACGGCCCAATCGTTTTTTCCTACGGTCACAACTGGTTTCGCTTTGAAGGGCATTTTAAATAAGTTTTAATATAAATTAGAAAGGGGGAGCGGCCAAGGAGGAAGTAGTAAGCCTCAACCGCTCCCGTTGCTACTTAATTGTTTTTAAGCATATTCTTCATGTCCTCTTGGGCTTGTTTGTACCCAGCGAACCATGACTCATTCTCCTCGTCACGATAATCTTCATCATCGTCGTAGTCTACATCGTAGCCAGAGTCATAGAGGTCATGCTCTAAAGGCGGGGCATCAATAGTCTCGTAATGAGCCACTACCTTATACTTTGCGGTACGCAACTTCTGACAATCACAATCAAAAGGCACACTCACAACGTCAGAGGGGTCAATCTCGACAACCATGAGGTTTCCACCGCCACTGGCATAGCCTTTGGCGTACTCGTAGGAACCAGCATGGAAACCGCTTGAGCAACCCATGTTAGCATCGTCACACACACCGTTTCGGCGCATCTCAAGAACTTGACCAACAGCGTTACTGAACTTGCCAGTATATTTATCGGTGAAGTCATCGTTCACACCCTTGTAGGCAAGGAAATTGCCTTCGGGGGTCAAGGGCATATTCTTATGCTCCAAGAAAGCGTATAGCTCGTCCGTTGCGCGGCGTGAGGGGTTATCCATCAACTTGCCAAGAAATTTGACAAGAGGTTGGTACGGTAGGTCTTGGCGCATGAAATCGAGGATGCGTTCAACCACTTGGTTATGAACAGATTCACCCCGATAGAATACAGCACCATCCTTGACTTCGATTGAAGCATCCTCGTCAAGATAATCTTGAACAGCGGATTCGACATCGAACAAGCCTTCCAACCGATCCCACTCCTGAGAGGAGAGAGCTTGTTTAGCTTGCTCCCAAGCGGGATGGTCGTTGTTCATTGTGTGAGCTTTTCCCTCTATTACTACTGTCAGGGATTGCTCGGTTAGTATATATGGTATCATGTCTATGTTTCGTGTTTCTTAACTCTTTTCTAATTCTAAACTAAATTTCCATCCTCGTCAAGATATTTCTGAGTGTCTTTCTCATCAGTGATCCCAAAGCCCTCTGGCTTTTGCTTCTCCCATTGCTCTAGTTCTTCTGGGTTTAGCTCTGCTTCTGTCTTAATGTAAACAGGTATGGTATCATCATCATTAGATTCTTCTGGGTCTGCTTCTTCAGAGACTTCTATGATAACGCCAGCAATATATCTGATAATTTGCTCATCGGTTGGCCTGTATAATTCTTTACCCGTTAATTTTTGAACCGTTTCAGCAAGGCCGTCTGCAATAACAAATTCATAGTGCTTCATGGAGCGATCTACCTCTTTCATGCCGTCATTGTAAACTCTTATTGCCCAATTTGCTGCTTCTTGGTTATCAAACTTTGGTTTATTCTCGATATGGTCATAGGCGAGCCTAATCACGTTATCTTCCTCAACTTTCTGAGAGCCTTTATCAGTTGTGTCGTAGTATTGAGCATCAAGTTTCTCAAGCCTTTCCTCATGCTTCTTCTCTGAGTAGCTCTTTTCTGGCTCTTGCTCCTCGCTTGCTTCCTCATCTGAGGGGAGGTCATTGATATTTTGAATCACCTTCTCCGCAATAGTCTTTGGTTCTTCGTTTGGTTTATCGTTATTTTCTTTCATAATATAATTTAAATTTTTTCTTCTCGTAGAGAAGGAAAGGATAAATAAACTTTAATATATCCTCATCTGGTTAAAGGCATCCCCCCTCCAATCGCGGAGGGAGGATACCTCAAGAGACACACGGACAACCTACTGAACCGTATGCCTCAAGTCTTATCCATTACACAAATCAATAACATTTATGTAATTAGAGAGTATCTCATTAGTTTTGGCACTGTCCTCGTAACTGAAAACGCTACGACCAACCAACCCCAGCATGGAATACTTTTCCTTAACTGCTTCAAGTGCCTTGCTTAAATCATGGGTAGGAGTCACACCCTTCGGGCAAGAGAACTCAACATTCCAATCAGAAGCAATCGCATTAATCGCGCTAATTTTCTTGCGGTTCAAATCACTACCCGCCATTTCAGAATACTTCAGTCGGAAGTCTGAACAAGTCCCGCTACCATCGACAAGTTTTAACTTGCGTAGCCCATCAATAACATTGCCACAATCAAAGTTGTAGTAACGCTCGCCTTCGTATGGCTCTTTGCGTAGGGCATCAATCTTCTGCATATTCAACCATGCTTGGTGCAAGTCGTTCTTCTCGATTGTATCTTCAAGCGTCTGCTTAACCCACTGGTTAAGAGAAACCCAACCGTCCTTGCCTTCAATCTTGCTCCGCTGACCGACCTTGAAAGCATGAACCTTTTTCGGGAAAGGAATCTTAACCGCTTCAAAAGATTCTTTGAGGCTACTAATACGCCTTGGCTCAATCATTGAGTAATCATTAACTCCTTCAATTTG